AGTAGAGGTAACAGAGGCAGAAGTAAGTTTTGCTCCAGGGATATCTCCATCGCTAAAATTAGTTTTGACAAAGGTAACAGCACTATTAGCAATCTTTGCAGTTGTTACTGCTGTAGCTGCTAATTTATCTGTTGTTACATTTAAGTTTGTTATTGCTGCTGTATCTACCGAATTATCTGCAAGCTCACTAGAACCTATCGCATTTGCTGCTATTTGTGTAGCTGTTATCGTATCATTTGCTAATTTTGTTCCAGTTATAGTCGCATCTGTAATTTTTACATTGGTAACAGCATTATCAGCTAAAGTTGCAGTAACAATTTGACCTGCTGTTAACGGATAACTTAGTGCTGTAGCAGGTATTGATGCAGCATCCACCAATCCAAATGCACCCTGTACTAAATTTTTTGCTGTTATCTTTTTTGTTTCGGTAGCACTTACATCTGCAACTGCAATAGGATCTGTTGCCTGTAAACTAGCTGAACCTAACTCAGGTAGTTGTGTAATTTGTAGATCAGCCATGTTAG